TTCTTTTCAGCAAATGCCAAGAATCACAACGCTTACCGTTGACCTAGAAAACCCAGAACGAATCATCCGAAGAACATCACGCTCAATTGCTCTCCAGGCCATGTCCCACGCAGGAACTGACAGCATCGACGCACACCTGCTTTCCAAACCATCAGGAATGGACTTGCTCAAGGCAGCAGACAGGGCAATCCTTGAAGATGCGCTAGACCAAGTTAGGCCACAGCTTCTCGTGATAGGGCCGCTATATAAGGCATTTCTTGACCCAGGTGGGAGAACTTCTGAATCAATCGCCATTGAAGTGGCTAAATACTTGGACACAATTCGCGTTGTTTATGGTTGCGCTCTATGGATTGAGCACCATGCCCCACTTGGTACAAGTTCTACGTCAAGGGATTTGCGTCCATTCGGTTCTGCAGTTTGGTCGCGCTGGCCAGAATTTGGCTTGTCCCTACAGCCAGACCCAACTGCTGGTGGCGATTACGTCTATGACGTTAAGCACTTTAGAGGTGCTCGCGATGAACGCCACTGGCCGCTGAAGATGAAACGCGGAAAACGCTTCCCATTCGAAGTGGTAGAGTGGATGAAGACAACAACATGAGTGATGACAAAACAAAGCCGATAACGACTCGTGAATTTCTGAACGAGCGCGATATACGCATCTTTAAGATGCGCCAGGCTGGAACGTCAGTGCAGGAAATAGCCAGAAGATTCGGGGTATCCACATCATCTGTCACTCGTTCAGTTCAGCGCCAATTGGAAAAAATGAACAAGGAAGCAATTCTTGCTTACCCCGAAGTTCTTCGACTTGAGCTTGAGCGGCTGGACAACCTACAGCAGGCGATTTGGCCAATGACGCAGCATCGCAGGGAGGTTCAGGAGGATGGCACGGAAATTCAAATTGAACCAGACCTCAAGGCTATTCAGCAGGTTTTATCAATCATGGACAGGAGGACAAAACTCCTTGGCATGGAACAGACGAACGTCAATGTGCAAATGGATGTCAACAACAATACGAATATACGAGCAGTTATTGCCGGCCAGCCAGGAGTTGAAAGACCGGCGATTGGTTTTGACCCAGAGTCCGAAGCAAAAAAACTTTTGGAACTGATGGCTATATCCGGCGTGTTGCCCGAAAGTACAGTAAAGTCTCTTCTAGGGACAGATAGTTCGGACATAATTGATGCTGAAATAGTCGAGCTTTCAGGTCTGGATGAATCCGAGGAGGATTACGGTGAAGAAGCAGATAAAGATTTTGACGAGTGAAGATATAAGCGCTTCAAATATGATGGCGGCAATGAAAAAAGTTGCTGACACAATCAGCCCAACTATTGCTCCTGTTGCAAAAGAAGACGACGCCCCAATCGATAAGTCCGTTCTCATCCGAACCACAGAAGCAGAAAGAGAGCGCTGGAAACAAGCCTCATCCGAGGAGCAACTATCCCTTTCTGCGTGGATACGAAACTGCCTTAACGAGCGCGCCACACGAGCCCTGGATTGCCAGCACCCGCCAAGTATGGTTAAGCGATATCCATGGTCCGTAACCTGCACAAAATGCAACACAAGACTTCAGTAAAGTCTTAACACCACGTAAATTCATTTTTATTGAGTTTTACACAAGTGGTATCATTTTGTAGATGTCTAACGCAGATGAGGAATTTGAGATTCCGTTTGAGCTTTCCCGAAAAGGTAGAGAGCTAGAGCAGGAAACCAAGGCCATTGGTCGTCGCCTTGCCTCGTATGTGGGCGGTCGTCTTATTGATAGGCCAAATGTTGGAGGCGGACGTAGGCGTCGTCGTGGAGACATTGATGTTCCAACAGGAGGGGTGCCAGGAAGCAGAAAACCAACCGGCAGTGATTTCGACCCGGATGCAGACGGGTGGGTCGATGAGGGCACAACGCGTCCAAGATTTATAGGCACAAACGATGAAACCCAGGCGGTTCGACAAGCCGTGCGACTCTCTTCTGGGCAGGCAAACACAACAGAACAAACCAGCCCAGCAGAAGAAAGAGTTGCTGTGGCTCGTAAAAGAGTTGAAGGGCTAAGGGCTGCAATTGCCGAATTAGAGCGGTCCGGGAATTGGACAGGAAAAGATAACGGTGTCGTTCTTAGCGGTAATTCAAGAAGCAACGAGCCAGTCGAAACCATCGATATTGATAAACCTGGAATAAATCCAGCAAATCAAACACGTGAAGAACACGTAGCACTCATCGAGCAAGACCTCGATAGAAGAAACATTAACGACCCTGCGCAACGGGAAAGTGAAATTAAAAAAGCCCTTTCAAGCAGAGTTACGGAAGCAAAAGAAAAACTTTATCTTGCTGAAGAAAGCCTACGAATTCAAGAATTTGAAGAAAATCGCAAAAAAATACGAGATGAACAAAATGTTCTAGATGTTGAAGAAATACCAGAAGAAAAAATTGCAGTTCTTAAAAGCGAAGCTGATTCGATAAGGTCTTTGAGTCAGCAAGAACAAGATAACCTTTTTATTTCACCAACACCAACTAACGCGTACTTTATTCATCATGGAGTAGCAGAACTAGATGATGGAATATTCATACCTGAACGCACAAAAGGTGGGGGAATTGGCTCTGGACAGATACTGGGTAATACACGCGAGCTAAATGAGACACAGTCACGAAATTTACGCCGTGATTTTGCTTCAACGTCCGTCAAAGTCAAAGCATATCGCTCATTATTGCAAAAGCTTCGCGCAAATGATGAGTCTTCAGTAATTGAGAATCAAGACGAAGTCAGAGCTATTGCGAACATCATTGGTAGTCCGTACGTGGCATTTGCTTCTGACGATAAATTTACAAAAGGCTGGGAAGTTGGTGACAGCCTGAGAATATCTGACATAAATGCCAGAAAAGGAAATGCATTTAATCTCGACGGGATTATCAGTGAGGTCGAGTTAAATCTAGGAGTCGAAGAAAAAGCAGCATCAGAGATGCAGTCGGTATTGGCTGCACTTGGTGATGACAAGAACTTTATGTCTACTCACTCTGGTCTGTATCAAGCTGCTACAAAATATTCTGGATATCTCGACAGATATCCAACTGAAGCCTTTTCCTCGATGATAAAGGAAATACGCACATTGTGGTTGCAGGATTTAGCAACAGCACGACACCGCAGAGGCACATCATGGTTTGGTGTAGGTAAATGGGGTCATGACATTACCAACATCCTTGGTCCTGGTGGGGAGTGGCAAGTACTAGGCAAAAATAAGCCGATTGCCGGACTCTCGAAGCCTCAGGGTTTCAGTCAGACTGATTATGACGACATATTGTTTGCGATGACTCCAAGAATTGTCAAAATGCATGATGAAAGGGGATATGTAGACATTGATGAGCTTTTAGCTGACATAAACGAACCGATTGACTACTCAAAGCGTTTGTCTAGCGGCTCAGACAGGCCTTCTTATCCTAGAAAACCAACATACGGTGCTTTTATTGGCGGAGCAGAGCAAGAATTTGGCGATGCTAAAACATGGCAGGAATTTAAGGACAAGTACAAAAATCGAGAAATAATTTTCTTTGATTACGAGACGACTGGTCTGGTATTTGATGAATTCCGCAAACCTTCTTCCAATGGCCAACCAACACAGTTTGGTGCTGTGAAGATGAAAGACGGAAAAATAATTGACAGCATCAATATTTTCATGGACCCAGAAGAATCTCTTGGTGAATGGTCGCGCGCAAACCTCAAGGACATAGATGGCAATCCGCTGACAGATGAGTGGTTAAAAACCCAAACATCTATCAAAAAGGCACATGAACGACTTGCCGAGTTCGCTGGAGATGATGCAATATTCGGCGTACAAAACGCATCATTTGACAAAGACGTCCTCGAACTGGCACTATCTCAATCAGGCATTACATGGAGACCCAAGGGCTACCTAGACACTAAAGAAATTTCAGATATGGCCCTTCCTCGTTGGACGCCAGAAACAGACGACGGCCCATTCGTTCTTGATGCAGACGGGAACAAGAAGCCGTCCAATGGACTTGCCGCCATAACCAAATACCTCAATGTTGATTTAGGTGAAAAACACCATACGGCAGATGCAGATGCTGAAGCAACCGGTCTTGTCATGTCGGCGATTATCGATGGAGCCATCATTAATGGTTGGTCAACTGACGTTTTGGACAAAGACAAAAGGGATGCAAAGTTCAATTCAAATAATGCAAAATTTGCAGCAGCGGTAGATAAATTCGAACAAGATGTCGCTGAGTATCGCCGTCTTTCATCCGGAGATGACGGCGACTACAGAGGAATGCATATGGCCCCAGATGCAGATTCTGGAGCACCACTTCACAATTTGACTGGTGTTTACCCAGATGATGTTTATTCCTCATCAAGTATCCGCTACTACGGAACGGGTAATGACAGTTTTGACGCAGCCGCAGTAGATGTGGTTCGTCGTTTTAGAAATAAACCGAATGCCGATGTGACCGTGTATAGGGCTGTTCCGATATCGAGGGATGAGCAAATACTAAGACTCGAAAAACAGCAGAAATACATTCTCCAATATGGTCGGGTACCTCGTGGTGTATCAACAAACCTCCATCACAGCGACTATTACGACAAACTTGCATCTGAGCTAGATGCTCTACGCAATCAGGAAGAATCTGAGCTTGTATCAATAAATCCAGGTGACTGGGTGACCCCCGTACGACAGTATGCAGTTGAGCACGGTGAGGGAGTTCTTCGTGGGGACTATGAAATAATCAAAAAACGCGTCAAAGCAAAAGACATCTACACCAACGGTGACTCATGGCTCGAGTGGGGTTATGACCCAGATAAACGCAACTCCTTGTCTTCAGGTAAAATTTACGATTCAGTCGTAAGTGAGGAAAATTACCTATCAAACGAACAGCGAGCAGGAGTAGAGAGTTTCTCTGCGCTGATGCTGGGTGACGAACTCCAAAAAGAAGATGAGTGGATTACTAAAGATGACCCAAGATATTCCTCATTTCAGAAAATTCAGGGTATTGAATACGATGTATTCGAAGAAGACGTTCTCGCGGATAGCGAAGAAAGAAAAGCCTTCAAAGAATCAATAAAGTCAGCAGCGAAAGATATGTTTTCTGGTGAAATAACGACAAGAAACGACGTTATAGTCACGGCAGCAAACGGAGAAAAAATAAATCTTGGTAGAACATTCGATATTGTTGTTTCACCGACAGACGTCGTCGTACAGAAAATGGACGAAGAAGAATTCGAAGAAGCAAGTGAAGCCCTTGGTGTCGATGGAATTATGGAAGGCGCGAAAAAGCGGCCATCCACAAGCGTGAGCTTGAAGTTCACCGTTGAAACAAAAGACAAGGACGCTGTAAAACGACTTACTCAAGCAGGAATTCCACGGCGGGAACGTTGGGACGGAATTGGAGATATGGAGGACTTCGAAAAAGGGCAAAACGAAGGCCAACTGGTAATTGCTGATTCAATCAGAACAATTGTAATCAATGGAAGAAATAAGATGATTGTCCATGATTCACTATCCGTCGGTGCCCCAGCTCGAGGCAATGGAATAGCGAGCATTTTCAACGCCAGAAACGAGGCTGTTTACAGAGAGATTGATGCAGAAACAATATTGGCTTCCGCTCAGTCTGGGGAACAAGGCGACTATATGGGCGCAACACACTGGGCCAGAAATGGCTTTACATGGGCGTCGCAGGGCGAGCAGCAAAAATTTATAGAAGTAATAGATAATGCGGTAAATGATTCATCACGAAAATGGTTTACGGACG